TCATAGAACTTCCAGCAACCTCTAGCATTGCAGATGTTCCTGTTGATCTTTGACCCAACTTTAAGTACATACTCGCAATGCTCATGGCTAATCGTTCCTCGGTTACAAGCAATCTCTAGTTCATCAGCACTCCCAGGGCGGGCCTTCCAATTCTCTAGTGATCTCCTCTTGGTTTCGGGAACTGTATTACTCAATATCGTAGTCACTGAATAGTAAATATTCCCTTCTGTATCTTTATATGTCCGCATTGCTTGCGAATCATCACGTTCCAATGAACTAGACCTAAGAGAAGCCAGTAGATCCTGACGCTCTTCTACTACTGGCTTCATTAGGTACTCTCTCCCATAATTAAAATACTATGAATGGCGTTTTTTGTCATCAAATTCCTTTTTAGATTGGATAGCTTCTGATTCTGTTTTGAATGTCCCAAGATTAAATTCTTTACCCCTATGGTATCCTGTCGCCCTATGTCTCCCTTCAGAAGTGACTCTGACACCAGAAATTCCTGAAGTGTTATTTATATATAATTGTTTGTATGAACTATTATCAGCACCACTTAATAACTCTAAATTAGTTATTGAATTATTAAGTGTATTAAAATCTTTATGATGAACATCTAGCGGATAAGGGTCTACTTTGTGAATCATATAATAAGCTAATCTGTTAGCAGCATATTGTGTGCCATCTATACCTATATATAAATAGAAAACATCATTACTTTTCTTCTTACAACCAGCAATAGTACCTTTCTTGATCTTGTTATTAAGCATATTCTTTTTCCACTTAAATACACCCGTAAAAGGATCGTAATCCAGTCTGTCTTCTAATATTTCTAAAGATGGAAGTTTGTTTTTTGCAGGCGTTTTACTCATATCAATTCCTTAAGCCAAAGAATGTTTTTTTCTGGGTGTGATTTTTTAGCAGTTGCGTAAGCATCCTCTTTGGTAAAGCCCCAGTACTTAACCTTTCTGCTTTGCGTTCCAGGTTCAGATAATAAAAATGAATGGAGTTTTTTGATTGGTGGGGGGTTTACTGATGTAACTGTTCCTGTAAATTCCATAATTAATGAATGAAAATTATATATGGGCCTATTGGAATCAACTTCATAGAGCCTGTCAAATCACACGAGACGCTCTACTGCACGATCACAACCCATTTCTGTTCTCTTTGAGTTCTAAGCAACCCTTAATCTCATCAGGTTTCTCATCAAGAACGGGCAGTTGATTACTCATAGGAAGACCGTTTTCCAAAGACCCATGCAATAGACCCATATATATTATATATAAGGGATCTATTCAGGATTGAATGGATCTGCTCCAGCTATAAGTAAAGTAATATCAAATCCACTGTCAACCACTGTGTCCCACTCCTTTTCTATGGCATCAGTATCTACATTATCATCTCTATCTATGATGTTAAATGTATATTTAGTGAAGCCTTCTTTTACTTTATGTAAAGTGCAACTGAAGTCTGAATCTAAACCAATACCTTTACGGTACTTCTTTAATCCAGTTTCTTTCTTGATCTGTTTAAAGATACTAGGCTGACTTACTTCAAATATTTGAACAGATTTAGTCTCTAAGTTCCAAATAGGCCAAACGTAACAATGAGTTGCTGGACTATCAGATATATTTGCTTTTAATCCAAGCTTGTCATTATCGTACTGAACCTTTGTTCTGCGATACTCACCTCCCATCTCTTTAATAATATCTTCATCAGAAGGAGCATCTCCTACAAGTGGAAACCTGAATGGCTTTTTAGTTGCATCTCCAATATGCTCACCAAATACTTGCCAATATTCTAGTGGATCTTCCTCTAGTAAAATAAATTCAACCTCTTGGTTGTTTTCAATTTGATTAGGACGGAAATACCTGTCACCAGAAGAACTTTTATCTGGCTCGTCAAGAGCTTTTTGATACTCTTTGTCTGCAACTGCTGAAAATTTCATAGTTGAATTTGCTGTTAAAAATTAAAAGTTAATTTTGAAGTTAATGCAAAAGTAAATCTTGCATAATATTATCCTAACACCTTGACTATAATATTGCAACTATGCTTAAAATAAAAAAACGCCCTTGATCTCCTCTAAGATCAAGAGCATTAGGAAATCTACTCTAATAGGATAGTACATGAACACTGAAGACTTTGCAAACTCCCTTGTAGAAGGGTTAGTTTACGCTCCCATATATACCAAGGGTTCTCTGATGAAATCAGGGAAACCAGCAACAGGTAAGAATCCTCTTGAAGAAAGTTACGATAGAGAATTTGGTCCTGCTGATGTAGCACTTGCTCTAAGAAAGAATCCTGACCTTCAGGCAGTTGGACTTTTTACTGGTATCAGAGGTAAAGGTATTGTCATCCTTGATGTTGATAAAAATCATCAGAAACTTCTAAAGCAGTGGGGTAATACTCTTGAAAACGCTCCACAAATTACAAGCCCTAAGAAAAACGCAGCTAAATATATATTCAAAATTCCTGAAGAGCTATGGGGTTCTGTTAAAGGGCATGGACTAAGACAAGAGGACGGTGGAGATTATGAAATCCTCTGGGGCAGACAAGGTGTCCTCATGGGTGCTTATCCAGGGCACAAGAGAACTAATACTCCAGAAGGACATTATCTGCTTAAAGGAGATCTAAGCGCTATTCCAGACGCTCCTGCGTGGCTGATAGCTGAGATGAAGGCCCCTCCTAGAACGAACCAGAATAGAAAAGATCTTGATTTCTCAGATAGAACCGATGATGAAATTATTCAAATCATCGGTGACTGCTTAAGCGTTATCCCTCATAAAGGCGCAGGTAGTAGGGAGCAGTGGATTCAAATCGGCATGGCAATTAACTCTGCCTTACCTAACGATATGGGTCTGGCTTTGTGGTCTAGCTGGTCAGCTCAAGATCCTGATTACTCTAATGAATGGAATGAAGCTGACGATCATCACAATCCTTGTACTGAACCGTGGTACTCCTTCAAAGGATCTGGTGTTGGACTAGGAACTTTAATTTGGTTGGCAGATAGAGAAGATCCCAAGAGGACACGATTTCCAGAAGACATCGCCAAAATCGTTAAAGCAGCAGAAGAAAAACAGGTACAGGAGATCAGGGCAACGGTTCTTGACTTTGATGAAGTTGTAAAACGTGCCAAGAATATTCTTGACCTAGATAATCCAGCAGAAGTTAATTACAAGCTCAATGCGTTAGCTCTTCAATCTGGATACAGAGATCAATCAGCAATAGAAAAAATTATTGTTGATCAACTTGCTTACGAAAATCAAAAAGGAATTTTTGATGCAGAACAACTAATGAAGATGGACATCAAGCGTGAATACTTGATTCCTGATCTTCTTCCTAGTCCATCTGTTGTATTGATCTATGGAGCAGGTGGTGACGGTAAGTCAATGAGTGCATGGACTCTTGCAAAGCATGTTTCTAGTGGCACTCCTTTTGTAGTTAGAGGAAGTCTCGTTCCAATTAAAAAAGGACCAGTGCTTATTTTGAATGGAGATCAGCCGTTGACTCAGCTACGGGAGCAACTTGAAGAAGTCGATTACCCAATCAATACCAACACAAAGATCCTGACCGACTGGCAGTTACAAAGATATGCTCAGTTCGTTCAGTTAATGAGGGATTACCAGCCAAAGCTAGTCATCATCGACTCTTTGATTGGTTGTAGCGGTGGTAAAGCTTTTGATGAAAATAAATCTGACTTTGCAACACCTTTGTATTGGTTGACCAGAAACAATGGCAACCTCTTCCCTAAAACAACAATCCTAATTATTCATCACGCTAATAAGAATGGTGGTTTCAGAGGAACTTCTGCTATTAGAGATGCGGTTGATGAAACATGGGCATTGTCTAAACCTTCAGAAGAAGAAGCTTCCAGAGTTGGAAAATTTAGTCGCTTGATCACAATTGAAAAATCCCGTCAGGGAAGAATGGGTACTCAACTCCTCATGCAAATGCAGGATGATTTGAGCTTTACAATTGCTGATCACACGCCTGAAGTAGAGTCCGAACCAACACCAACTTCCGTCACCGGAAGGGTTCTTCAAAGAATGAGAGTTATCTATCCACAGACAAGAACTACTAATGATCTTGTTGACGACCCAGTGCTAGAAGGCAAACCACCTGCAATAAGAAAATCTGTTCAGCGTTTAGCTAAAAGAGGTTTGATCGAAGTGGTTTCTAACGATCCAGTGACTTATAAAGCTGTCCTCGCACGGGGAGAGGTTCAGGAAAGTGTCCCAAATAAGCAAACTCCAGTGCTGGAACGGGATTAGGTATGGGACACAAGCATGGGACACACTAAAAGTGTCCCATCAATTAACTGAATGGGACACATTATGAATGTCCCATAGTGCTGTCCCACCCCTAAAGCTAGTATTGGAACGTGATCTGCCCCATTGGGACACATCTGGATATATCCCCCCGTGCGTGAGTTGACTATATATACTTAATCAAGTATTATCCTATTGTTCTCAACAACAACAAATGTCTGAAGTCTACGAAGTTTACGATTACTCTTGGAACCCTGATGATGAGATGCTTTACATCGAAGCAGAAGTTGCAGATGCCATCATGATTTGTTCTGCTACTCAGTACGAACCAGATCAATGGACTCATGGAAGATGCATGACTTCTTTCTTATGGCCTGAAGAAGTTTCAGATCCTATAACAAAAGAATCCATACATGAGTACGTCAATGACAACCATGCTATTGAGTGGGAATTAATGATTCCTGACGATTATTAAGTATTATACTATTATTGTAAAAACTACAATACTAATGAGTGAAAAGAAAAAAGGGCATGGGACTCGTAAACATTTCCAAATACTTCTTTCCGAGCATAGAGGTAATCTTTTTATTCAGATGATGAAAGAAAAAGGAATCAAACCTACTAACTGGTTAAGAGAAAAAGTTTATGCTTTCCTTGAGAAAGAAGCACCTCAAGACCTCTACCTGGAAGCTAAACAAAAAGACGAAGTTGAATGGCAAAAAGTAGTTCAAAACCGATTAGAAGGTAGAGCTTTATCCAAAATTCTCAAATCAATCAGAAAAAAAGATGCGTTGCCCTAAATGTAATTTTGTTCAAAATTCTTCAACATGTAAAATTCTGGAAACAAGAAAAACTTATGAAAAAACAACCACCAAAAGAAGAAGGCTTTGCCAGTGTGGACATAAGTTTGTGACTGTAGAACAAGTCGTCTTACGTGCTAGAAGGCTATCAGATTCCCAGATAGAAGCAGTCTTAAAGTATCAAGACGCTTTGTTCTCCAATGAATTAGCAGAGCTTTTAGGCGTTCACGTAGATACCATACGGAAAATAAAACGTGAACACGATGAAAAAGTTCCTTGATTCAATTGGGTCGTTATTCGTTTACAAAAGTCCTAAGCCTTATGAAGGATTCGAGAGATTTTTGGTTGATCTTCCAAGCAGACAATTAAGATCATTAGCCGAGACAAAAGCTCATTGCAGCAAAAAAAAATTAGTAAAACTTTATTTGGAACGTAACAATGTCTACACCGAAATTCAAGATTAAAGACAGGATAAGAAAAGTCAAATCTAATGAATGTATTACCCACCAAGCACGTTATTCACAAGTAGCTGAAGCTATCAAAAAAAACATCAATAGATGTGGAACAATTATTGACTGCATTACTAAAAAAGATAAACGTGGTAGAACTTATTTTTATTACTATGTTCTTTGGGAAGATACGAAAACAATTTCACTACACTGCCAGAACAGACTCGCATTAGAAAAGGATTTATAGGAAGCTACAAATCAAGTACCTTTCTTAGCCAATTCTTGAATGTAGGTTGCTTCACAGGGTTTTCTAAACAAGCAATCCTGGCTTTACATCTTGCTATTTCTTTTAAACAATTAGCAATAAATTGTGATTGATGAAAATGTTGTCTTTCAATTGCCTCACAGTGTCTTACTAATTGTTCTTTAGTTGCTCCGTCAGTAAACCATAAAATCTTTTTCTCCAATTCTAATTCTTGTTCAACTGTAGGAGGTTCCATTAGTTGATCTAACAGAATAAATTGTTCATCCAAGTTCTCCATCTAGTTCTTTACCTTTAGCTGCTAACCCAGTGTAGATACCATGCATAGGATTGGTAGGTGACGACCATCAAGAACGTACCAACGCTCCATATTTAACATTCTCTGCCTATCTTCTTCTAACCATGTTGGATCGTAACTTGTCATTGCAATGTAGTAGTTGAATTAGGGTATAACCTTGATTGAAGGAAGTTTACAGCTTCATCATCAAGTGTATTTGTAGTTTGTTTTGCTGCTGATTTCAATAAATCAAGTAACAGTTTTTTACCTGTTTCACTACGCAAAAAAGCATAAAGAAGAGGTAGGAAAGGCTTAGCTAGTTTTCGCATAATTAGACTCACTCTTCACAATCTTATATATAACCGCTACATTTGGCTTGGTGATCCCCATACACCAGACAGAACCTCCCTAGAAGTGCATTTTAAAGGGAGGTTTTGTTGTCTTTGCCACTCACTAAGTTAGCAGGATTATGGAGCCAAAAACGATTGTATGTTTTTGTTCACATTGCTTAGAAAAAAGAAGACAAATTGAGAGAGCTTACCTATTGAACAACAAAAAGGAACTGGCTAAGGTTAGATAGCAATTTATTAGGAGGCTGCAAGCTTAGTTATTAATCAACGCAGTGGGATGCGATTGTTATCAAGACCCCTGGCTCTTAGAGGACGCTAGGGGTTTTGTTTTGGTCTGGGGTGATACACCTCAACCTCCGACATACATTGAGGACAACTCAGGAAAGCTACATAATCAAAGTCTTCTAAGTGTTCACAATCAGAGTCGCTTCCCCAAATTAATTCGGTGTCACAGTGCCAACAGTTCATTTCGCATCAAAGGCAATTAGTTAGACACTGTAAGCAATAACTGATCCAGCACTTGTCTGAGTGATGCTAGTAAAGATTCCTTCTATTTCTGTACCTGCTTTTAAAACAATTCCAGAAACAGTTGTAGATCCATTTTTAGTGACGTTTGTAGAAACCAAAGTAACTGTTGAATCTGTTAAGCAAGTGATCTTCGCAAATCTACCCGTATGAGCATTTGTGTCGGTGATGATAATTCCACCTTTAAAGCCAGAAATTGCCATTGGTTTAACTCCTTTTGATTGCTACGTTACACGGCCCACTTATTCTAAGACCTGTCATCAATCTTTCATATATTTCACTTCTTTTTCTCCCAGTGTTTTATTAGTAATTCTAATTCTTTAATCCTGGCCTTAGCCATTGCTATCTTTTCCTCCATCCGTTTGGGTCTCTTTTAGTTACTTCCAACCTAGCAATATCCTTTTCTATAGAGTTCAAACGTGAAAAAATCTCACGAATATCTCCCTGCCTTCTACTGGAACGATTAGCTAATACCATTAACGCTCCAGAGACAGCTGCCCCGATCAGTGCTGCTAGTAGTTCTTGAGGCATAATTGACGTTTTAGGAGTAATCTTAGACTATTGTTTCTATTTTTCTATGCCTGAAAAGCAAAACCCCGAAGCCAAAACTGATAAAAAAGGTCTTCTTGGCAAGCTTGAAGAGATTACTCCAGATAAAGAAGAACAGGTAGCCCTTATAGGAGTAGCCGTAAGACTTGGAATCGTTGTTTGGTCAGGTTTTATCCTTACTTTGGCTTATGTAGACTTACCTGGATTCCAAAAACAAAACTTCGATCCAACTTTTATCGCCAGTGTCTTCACAGGAGCCTTAAGTACATTTGGTTTGGCTACAGCTAAAGATAAGAAGAATGGTAACGGTGTCACAAAAGAAGATATGGAAGCAATGATTGCCAAGAGTAATACAACAGGTGGCGAACAAATCATTAGAGTACAGACTCCTTTGACCATTACTGGAGCCGAGGTTGTCAAAACCGATCCAATTACAGGAAAGGAAATTGATCCCGTAACAGGCAAACTTACATGAAGAAACTTTTCCTACTACTCCTTTTAGCGGCTCCTGCTAGTGCAGATATGACGCATAACATCACAACTTCAACTCAGTTGACAGTTAATGGAGCCTATACAGATTCCAACCGTATAGGTAGTACTTATGCAGTCTCAGGTTCTAATATTAAGGTTGCAACCGATCAGCATTTTGGAAAATTAGTAGCACCTTCTGGAAATACAGCAGCAACACTTGATGTTGGGACGTACGACATAAACACAACAGGTGCGGCCTTCAGTTTTAGCGAAAGTTTTACGGCAGGGGATAATGTAAACGCAATAGGCTCAGGTGTTGATGTTACTTCAGGTGTGGTGGTTGATATGCCAGCGTACGGTGAAGTTTTAACGATGTCTGGAGGTGTCGCAGGATCATTGGCTGGCACAATTACATCTGCTGGAGTTGTGACTCTCACGGCGGGAGGAGCCAACACAAGTGCAGTTGGATCTGTAGTAACTAGCTTAACTGTTAAGTAGTGAAACGCTATTTGCCGCTATTATTGATATTAAATACCCCTCAAGTCCTAGCTGTGCCAGTCGTTCCTAACTTTGCTAGCGGAACAATGTCCGCAGTCACACGTACCACACAAAATGTTACTGAAACTATTGTCTCTAGCGATTTCAACACTGGGCATACTTATACGATCAATGGAACGAATCTTGCTATTGATGGTGCGACCCTT